GGGAGTTTTCACCTAACCTTACATCCATCTACAGAACCAAGACACAAAGAAGCATTATTTAGATTTTATAAAAGATTTGGTTTTAGACCAAACTGGGGTAGAAGCATGACGTATCAATTTTCCAATCCATTTTACAGAACTATGATAAGACGCCCAAAAGGTAGAGATTATGACACCTCTTAACTATTTATAAATATGATTAAGTTAAAAACCCTTATATTCCTTGAAGGAGCTGGTGCTTATGGTGGAAATACGATAGGCATGGGGTCTATGTCATCGCAGGATAGTCAATTACGCCCTCTCCCTGGCTCTCCAGACGACAAAGAAAGCTGGGATGGGATCGTAGAAGGTGATGGATGGTTTCTGTATAAAGAGTCCAATAACTGGCATAACAAGCAATCAACCGCAAGTATAACGATAACGGAAGGAGAACCAACCAAATATCGTATTAAAATAAAGACAAAGGGTCTTAAGAAAAAGGGAGATACAAACGCAAAATTATACGAAAGAGTTAGATCTCATACGAATAAAGTATCAAGTACCTGGGTCTCTGAAGCCAAGAAAATATATAATAATCCTGAATTAAATGAAGTAGGAAATCCTATCCAAAAGACTTGGCATCAATGTTTCAAAGAAGCTTTACAAAGTCCGAAGATTTCTCCCTTTATTGAGGGAGTGGAGGAGAGCCGGTGGCAGGCGCCAATTGTGAATCCGGTAAACTTTTAATTCTGTCAATTCTCTGAACAAATCTTGCTGGTATATTTTCTTTAACAAATACCTCTATTCGTAAATTATCAAGATTAAGATCTTTCCAAGTATCTCTTCCATATTGTATTCTTTTTCTGGGGTCAAATATACTTCTAAGGCGATCTCTTAATGGAGTGACCCAATGTGGGTGTGTTAAAACCATAGAAATTGGAACATTTACAGTAACAATAGCCGGTTGATCAGTTTTTAGAATTTTAAATGAATCTAACCTAATTATTTTATTTTTTTCCCATAAATAAGGACTAAGAACATCTAAAAATATTTCTCCCCCATATTTAGTTGATGCTGTAGCATATGCTTTAGCACTCTCTTTGTTGGTAGTTAAAAATAATGCTTTTGGATCTTTTTTTCTTGATTCAGAATATTTGTCATAATATTTTTTAGCATCCTGAGGAGTTTCGTGATAAACATTGACTAAAACATCTATAATCAGTTTCTCCATATCTTGAGGTCCTAGTTCTCCTTTTTTGGCTTTAAGAGCAAGAGGCCAAGTGGTTCCATGATATAAAGTAATATATCCTTCATATAGAGATTCTTCTGGAGTTATAATTCTAGTTTCTTTAATATTTTGTTTATTTTTATGCATTATATCTCTCTGCATTATTTCATCAATAACCCAAGCTCCAATAGTTTGATAATTCTCATGTCGTTGAGCCCAATAAACTCGATGATTTCCATCTACCACAATTAGACGATCTGATAAATCTCTTCTTACTATTATTGGTGGAAATCCTCGTTTTTTGAATCTAAAATCATCATATGTATAATCATCTATTCTACTTTCTTCATCTCCTCCTGTATGAGCTTCTAATTCATTAAGATCTATAATAGCAGGATATATAGCAATAAAATTATTTGGTAAACCAACAAACTTTCTTACAGAATATTCATCCCATTTTCTATCTGTAGGAATATCGATGGCATCCCAATCCATAGGCAAATCGGAATGATCGTGTTCTATCATAACCAATTTTATTTACACCCTCATTTAAACCATTCTCTTTATCATAATAATTTGTGGTATCATTCTTCTTACCAGTTAATGCATCCATTTCTTCAAAAATATTAAATGGTCTTCTGCGAAGATGGGCTCTTTCCCTTGCTCGATCAAGATTGGTTACCAAATAACGAATAAGAGCCGCTAAATGTTTACAAAGTTTTGTATCACCTTCTGGATTTGTTTTTAATGGAGGTCTGTTTATAGCTTTATTCAAACTATTTGGACCAATCATACTAGCATCTTGTTGAGCATCAACATAAGCAAACCGCATTTGAAAATCCTTACAATCACAATCAACCATACACTCAAGATCTTCTGCATTATCATCTGGTTCTACACTATCTTTAAAGAAAATAATTCTACCTTTATGACCTACTTTATCTCTATGTCTTTTATATTGAGCCTTTTCTTGAGAAGTATAACCAAAGTTCCAAGTTTCATTTCCATTTTCCATTGAGATTGCCATTGGTCGAACACGCATTCCTGGAAGTTTGGACTTGAATATTCTTTCATCATCTGTATCATCATAGAGATCAGCGAAGGACATTCGTTCATCTAATGGTTCAACATCTTCATGAATACCATAGTTAGAATCCATACTTGTGTCACTTCCTGTTTTGTAATTAAATTTTAATTCAGTATTAAACGGTACTTCTTCAAATTTCCATTTCGGCGGTTTAAAATTTGATTTATGTATCTCAATAATGGAAGGATGTTTAGTTTTAACTCCACCAATTTTTAAGTAAAATGATCTAGAACTATTAGCAGAATATATATTAAGTGTATTTAATTTTGTTTTTCTAAAAGCAAATTCAATCATCGCATGACCAATTCCAGTTCCTTGTAAACTTCTTTGTACGCCTACTGATAATAAAGGATGATTTGAATTTCCTGTTAATAAAAAACGTCCCGCTGGTCTATTTCCTCTCCAAAAATACGCCACATTACTAGAAGGATCTATAGCAACTTTTAGTGGAAAATTTTGGTGCCATTCATTTAATGCTTTTGTGTTTTCCCCCAATCTTCTATATATCGAAGAATGTGTAGGATTTAATATTCCTCTTTCTTCTAAAAACCTATTTACTTTTTCTACATTTTCTGGATCTGGATGAAGATTCCACATTACTTTATTTTTATCAGCATAGTATCTCCAATTTGTGTGGTTCTGTCCTGAATATAAACCAGTAAACTCACTATGAGCTCTAAATCTCGCTTTTCCAAAAGGAAGTCTTTCAGCTCTTACTTCTCCTTCAAAGATACCACCAATATAATCATATTTTTGGCCGCCAATAGATTCCTGAAGTTGTATTCTTGTTCTTTTGGTATCATCCTGAATATGAGTTATTTTATTTTTATGGTTTTTATCAGCATTAAACTCTTGAATAAATCTCCTCAATGCCAACTCTTGAGTTTGGTTTGGAGGAACTTCTGGATAATATTCTATTCTAAGAACGGGATCTTCCCAAATATCATACAAAACAACCTTTATCCAATTTTCTCGGTATAACACATTTTGAGGATTCATTAGTTGTAATTTTTGTGCATATTTCTCCGGCCAACCTTGAACATATGTTGACGCCCAAGTATTATGTCCTTGCATTGGAATGGGTATAAACTTTCCATCAGGATTTAACCAAAAGTTTTTGGAAACTTTATGAAGACCGCCAGAATGCGATGTGGGGTCAAATAATGCTTCTTTAACAAGTTCTTCTACTACTTCTTTAAGAATATTTGGATCATTAATATCAAAATTTCCTGTATTTCCTATAGCAGATTTAATTTGATTAGGAGAAAAAGCAATCATATGAGTGCCTCTGATTATTCCATCATATCCCCGTTGTTGAAGTACTCTATTTATATGTAATCGTGGGTTTCCACCAAGTCTTCCTTGCAATTCTTTAGCAATAGATTCTTCAATTTCAGTGGTTGCCGGATTTTTAATACTTAGATAAACTGGCATAACATTCATATTTTCTCCACGCCTAAAACCAGCATATATATTTGCTTCTTCTGGATCTGATGTGAAATAAAATCCTACTCCTCCTGTTTTCTCATGCTCAAATTTTGTAAAATCACTTCCGGTTCCATGATACATTTTTAATGGATTTCCGTCTTTATCAACAACTTTACTATTACCAAACCACTTCTTAAAATTTAGATTGTTTAGTATATTGGTTTGTTCTTCTAATAAAACATCTTCACCAAAAGAAGGAAAACTATTCAAAGGAATTGGCTCAAAAAATAAATCATCTTTCTGAATATTAGCATGATAATCAGAATAAGTGGTAGACCAGATTTTGATTGGTATAAATTGTTTCTTTTTTGATAAATAATCTACAATTCTATGATAACCATCGGTAATAATAAACTGACCATTTTCAATATTATACATTACTTCTACCGGTCCTTTTGTGAAACTCCCACTTCCTTTTCTTACATCTACCATACCAGCATTTATAGCTTTTTTTGATAAAGATAATGATTTAATAGGAAATTTTTCTATAAGAATAGCATCTTCTCTATCTATTCCTTTTTTCAGAGTATCCATCAAATTCATCATATGAGTATAAATATACAGAATTACATACAAGGACAAAAAAAGAGCCTTGATTTATAAATCAAGGCTCCTATTGATTATTATTTGTGGTACAAAGGAAAACCCCCAAAATGGGGGTTTTCGTGATTATTTTAATGGTGATTAGATTATACCGTGTCCAAATCTGCTATTAGCAATTTTCCATAAAACTCGGGACGTACTATCTTCTTAGCGTACCTTGTCATTACGCCCCTGCGAGGCGTAAAGTTCACTGGGTCATAGACCAACGGGGTCTGGACCAATGGAATGTACGGAGCATATACAGCACCGGTTTCGAGGAAGTTATTTCCACGGAAGCCCATTAGAATGACGTTGTCAATCATGTATGGGTTCTTGTAAACCTGGAAGCGATTAGCGAAGGATCCTACGCGGCTTACGCCCATAGCGAACTTAGCTTGATCACCGTCAGTGCTTACAACGTAGCCTGGAATAGATTCCAGAATCGTTGCTACCGATGGGGAGACAACCAGAAAGTTGGCACCACCACGGAGAGTTAACTGATGAATCCTGTTGGATACCTTCTGAACCTTGTTACCAAGGGTCTGATACCAAGTTGCCTTGGTATAATATCCACCGGCTCCTGCCGTTACTTGATCAACTGCCATATATCCACCCGAACCGTCTGAGACGATTTCACGGTTAATCTTAGCACTCCAACGTTCAGTATTGATTGCTGGTGCGTTTACGATCAACATGTCGAGGATTTCCAGATCGATTTCCATCGATACATACTCGCTCAATAGAGCGGTAAGTTCAGCTTCGGCATCAATGCTGTGATAAGCATTCAAGTCCTGAGCCAATTCTGGGGTCCAGACTGCCTTCAACTTACGAGTCTTAGCTACGATAGGTTCGCTCTTCAACTCAAGGTTGACTTCTGGAATACCAATGTCCTTGTTAAGACCAGTATCGGTTGTTGATTTACCTGCTGGGTTAAAATATGAACCAACAGAAGTACTGGTAGCATCTTCAAAGTCACCACGGTTACTATCCTTTGGTTGAACGCTATAAATGACCTTCATTCCAGAACCTGACAATTCAGCTACACTTTCGCCAGCGACTACAGAACCAGACATTACGAATTGAACTTCTGTTCCACTCTGCTTAGTGAATGATGGGAAATACCAAGCACCGGCACCTGAACCTGTAGAACAAGGAACAAATGAACGAATTGCACTAGCATCAAATACATTGCCTGCTCCGGTCGTACCGGCTAGAAGATTCGTTGTCGTTACTCTGTAGATTTGTCCAGAAGCGAATGATGTTGAGATACTATTCAAAACTTGTTGAACAGATCCAGATTGAGCTACTTGAGTATAATAATTAGATAACCAATTAATATCTTCAAGGGTTGCTACTGCAGTTGTAACACTTGCAGTTATAACTCTATCATTAATGGTATAAGCAAACTTGCCTGCACCATACAAACCACCCACGGTATTGTCTGTAGAACCAAGTTTGGTTCCCGTACCACCGAATAGTGATTGATATACTGTTGCACTGTCAGCCGGCTGACCACCTTGGGTTATACCATACTTGAAGTCCAAGTAGAATACAAGACCTGATGGCAGATTCATTGGCTGAACGGAGACGAACTCCTTAGCAGCAAACTCAGCGAATACACGTCTTACTAGAGGCAGTGCAACACCGGCCCACTGTTCAGAGTTAGCTGAAGTACCCGTTGAGGTAGCTTCGTTAATAAGCTGTAGAGCTTGGTTCTCAAGCAGAACAGACATATTTGATTTTTCTGTATCACTTTTAATACCTTCAAGAAGACCAGTCCTATCCCACTTGGTCACAAGACCACGGGTTGTCTGCATCAAATGAGCTTGAGGATTAGAAGTATTTGTCAATAATGACTTAATATTTTCCATATTTTTCTCTTTTTGTTTTATTGTTTAATACCCGCTTATTATTACTTCTTAGCATTTGCAACTGGTGCTTTGATTCCTGCGAGTTTTTGGAATCTAGCTACCATAAAGTCAGTGTTTTCATTAATTACTTGCACTGGTCTTGTTGATGCTACTGGCTTCGATGCATACCCTTCGGTAATCTGCTTTGCAATGGATCTCTTCGTAGGATCAGACTTTTGGGCTGGTCTACTCTGAATTACACGCTTGCTACCGAAATTAAGGGACTCCGCCAATAAGGCGTATGCCAGCTTAACTTCACGAACGCTCTTTGTAAGATCAAAAGCTTCGACGATCTTCATACGATATGGTTCATCGATAACTGTTGCGAATTCCTTAAACAGCTTGTTCGTGTAAAGCAGTTTAGCATTCAGCAAGTTGACCTCATTAATCTGTCCACGGAGGAACTCAATGGTCTTATAAGATTCAGCAAGAGCAACTTTGTATTTCTTGATTTCACTTAGACCACCGACTGCACCGGTTCCAACATTACCTTTACCGCTGATATTGTGGTTTTTACCGGTTACTTGGTGTGATCCTGGAGAAGTTTTCTCTGGAGCGGTCTTTGGATAACCCTTAACACTTGCCTTGGATTCCTGATTTGTCTTAGGAATACCTTGGTTAGCGATTTCATCCATTTTACCCTCATCTTCCTCTTCTTTCTTGTCACCCTTTTTCTTAATCCAAGGAGGAAGCTTACCCTCATCTACTGATTCCTCTTCTTCTTCAGCTTCTTCGTTCAAAGCAGCAAGAAGTTCTTCAAGACTAATTTCTTCTTGGTCTTCTTGACCTGACATTCCTGGTACTGGTGGCTGTTCTGGGGGTTGACCCATTGGAACTTCTCCTGGAACTTCTTCGCCGCCTGGAGGCATATCAGCCATTGCATCATCTTGACCTACTTCTGGAGCATCTCCTGGCAATGCATCGTCTGATACATCGGTTCCAGGTAGAGGTTCTCCCGTTTGGTCATCAAATTTAGGAGGTAGTTCTCCTTCTGGGGATTCTTCATCACCGCCTGGTTCACTTTCTGGTGTTGGTTCTTCTCCTGGAATTTCTTCGCCTGGAGTTTCAGGAGATGGGGGCAAAACTGGTTCTTCAACCTGTCTACCTTCTTCTTCACCAGTAACTTCAGCTTCGAGTTCTTTGATGATTTCGTCTAAATCTTCTGAAGAGAATCCGCCTTCGTCCATCTTAGCCTCTTCCTCTTCTTCATATTGCTCTGATACTTTACCTTCTTCTTCTTCCTCCAGTTTCGTCAATCTTATTGTCTGCAGATGGAACATCGGTTGGACCTTGGCCCATACGAACAACATTCCAGTTGGTATTGGCATCAGATTTCTTCTTTGGTTGTCCTTTGGATACTGCTTTGGTCGCTGGACCTTTAGCTTCTCCACCGGCTCCTGATACTTGATTTGGAGCTTCTACTTCTTGTAGACCCTCTTCCTCTTCTTCTTGAGCTTCGTTACGGAGTTTTTCAGCAAATACTGCTTCAAATCTCTTGTCGAAGCGTTCTTGTAAGGAAGCTCTGGCATTAGCATACGCAGTAACTTTGACTGCTTTAGCATCAGCAATGGCTTCTTTTAATAGTTCGCTTTTGATCATATAATTGTTTTTCCTATGATTTTCTGAAATTATTGGAATTTCAATGAAGTTTAAAACGATTGGCAGCAAAGGATTGCTGCATTTCTATAAATAAGTATATTGATAAATTGTAAAGTTATAAAAAATTGTAAATATTTATAGTATATATGAAACATTTGGATTTTAGTAATATTGGAAAACACCTCATACTGAAAATTAACCGAGATGTAATAAAAAAGAACTTTTGTAGTAGATCTTGTAATTGCAGTTATAATGTTAAGAAATTACACAGAGAAAATCTAGAATATACTAAAAAAATATTAGTATCATGCAATACTTTAGAAGCAAATAGAAAAAAAGGATTAAAATTGGAAAAACATCCCAAATGGAAAGGTGGTAATCAACTTCATTTCTGTAAATTGTGTAATGGTGAGTTTTTTATTCCTATTTATCGTTCTAATAAAGGATATGGTCTATTTTGCTCAAGAAAATATTGGAAATCTCATTGTGAAAATATGAGAATAAAAACAAACTGTTTAAATTGTAGTAAAGAAATTATAGATCTTCCAAAGAAAAACAGAAAATATTGTAGTTGTTCTTGTAGAATGATACATCTTTTACCAAAACAAAAATTTGGAGGAACTGATATAGAACTTAAACTTAAAAAATTTTTAACGGATAAAAATGTATTATTTGAATATCAACCACGTATAAAAGATATAGTAAATGCTGACTTTCTTATAAAACCAAATATAGTTATATTTGCGGATGGAGACTATTGGCATAGTCTACCAAATGCTATACAACGTGATAACATAGTAAATAAAAAATTAAATGAAAATAATTATATTGTATTACGATTCAAAGGAACAGAAATAAACAAAGATTTTGACTTGGTTCAAAACAAAATAATGGAGTATATCAATGCCCGCACAAAATGAAAAGCAGAGAAGATTTTTCCTGGCCGTCAAACACGCCAAGCACAATCCTAATTATGGAGATACACATCTTCACAAAGTAGCTGATTCAATGACAGATAGTGATATTGAAGATTTTACCAAACTAAAAGCTGAATTAAAAATGAAAAAAGCTGTTTTAGCCGTTCTAAAAGATTCCCGGGGTGTTGTTGATGAATTTTATTATCCAAATGAAGATAAAGGAACAAAAGAGAATGTCATCACAAAGGAATTTAATGTTGAAGGAAAATACGAAGAATATGTAAAACGTTTTCTTGGTCAAAGATTTTCAGAAAAAGAATTAGAAGCGGTTAATACATTTCAAGAAAAGAAACCAAAAAAGATTGAAGCTAATTCTATTAGATATGAAATTACAGATACATTTAGAAATAGTTCTACAATAATTGTAAAAAAATTGCGTGAGGGTGCAGATTTTGTATATGTTGCTTTTATTAAACAAACTAAACCAGAAAGTCCTCAAGATAAACAATAGCAACAACCAGGAGGAAATGTGGGCGGAGGTCTTGGTGGTGGTCTTGGTGGTGGTTTAGGTGGCGGACTTGGTGGTCCACCTATGATGGAAAATTTAGGAACTCCTGATCAACCAACTCCATCAAATGATATGAGTGTTCCAACCAATCCTGATTTTGCAAGTGGAACGGATCCATACGAAGAAAGCAAAGAATATTGGAAAAAACATCTTCCAAAGAACGAATCAAAAATATATGTAAATTGGCCTGAAAAACTTAATGAACAAATGCCAATAGATCCAATGGGGACTTCTGCTCCGATGGGTGCCCAACCAGCAATGGGAATGAATAATACTCCTTCACTAATGTCTATGGGTCCTCAAACCACAACAGCACCAATGGTAGGTACTCCAAAATCTGATGACCAACGTAAAAAGGAAATGGGTATTGATGATATTACAATTAAAAAATCAAATACATTTAAAGATGAAATTAAAGGTGGAGCAATTCTTGTTGAATTTCTAAAAGATGTAGTATTATGATAAAATTAAAGGAAATTCTTCATAGATTACAACAAGAAGAGGGGAAGAATCTAACTCCTCTTGATAATTGGAAAATAACCGATTATGATTTCATGAATGATATGGATTTTAAGCCAGATGGTCAATATTCATTTGCTTTAAAAAATCCACATATTAAAGTTCATCACAAAAGGGGTTTGGGATTTGTAGTAGAGGATTATTCTAAAACTAGTAAACCAGAAAATGCAGAATCGGTTGATTATGATAATATGCCTCAAAAAAACGAGGAAGAAGAAAATAATCCCATAAAACATGTATTTCCTACATTTACAGAGTTAACCGAATACTTTACAAAATACGATCAGAAGTTTGCTAATGAACCCTACAAAAGTTAACACATTCACAAATAGAAAGATATTTATAGCATATGAAACAAGTAAATTTTATAAAAGAAGATCTAACAGTCCGACCATTTAGTTTAAAGGAAATTATCGAAAATATGGATAAGATTCCTGAAAAAACTGGCAAGTTTGGTGAACCATCTAATACTCTGTCTCAAGGAGAGAAGAAAAAAATGTTGGAAATGATTGGAAGATTTGGTAAGCATGGTCAATCCTTGCGTGGAGATACAGCCATTAGAGAGGCAGCCAAAGAACTAAGTGAATTAGCAATAATGGCGAAGAAATATGCTATGAATGAAAACAATTCAGATTTCATTCAAAAGGAAACTGTACAACGTGACTTTAAGCAGATGGATGGTATTGTTAAAGAATTTCAAAAGTTAGCTCAGGAATGTGTAGGTAAACAAGGTCAATTGGCTGCTCTATATGAAGATTATGGTAATATCATGGAAAGATATTATTCAATGGAAGCCATAAATGAAACCGAAACATCGGGTGCTGTTCCTGAAGATGTACAAACAGAACTTAATATGAGTGAAATTGGAACATGTGAACAAACCGATACCGAAACAACTCCAAACGCTATGTTATCTAGGGGATAATTTTATTCGTTCGGGATGGGAGAAAAGGCGGCCTTAATTGGTCGCCTTTCCTTTTGTACATAATGACTTCTTTAGAATCATAAAGAATACTCCTACTATACCAATTAACACTATAAAAAAAGCAACAAAAGGTTTAATAATTTTCATTTTTCTAAATTTTGAAATGGTGTTTCACACAAAATATCTACATATTTCATTATTTTTTTGTATATTTCATCATCATTAGAAAATCCCCATTTTTTAACAGCGGCCTCATTAATCCAATCCTTAAGAGATGTACCAAATTCCTCAGATCGACTTTTCCAGTCACAAATCATTTCCAGTAAAAAAACATCGGGCATCTCTTTAATACCATTAGGCCATGCTTCGGGGTGATGTTTGTTAACCGATTGATGTTGATAAACTGCCATTTTTAGTTTAAGTTTATTTTCTTCTTTTTCGGTAGGAGGTCCGATGATCAATTCATCCCACTCAATTCCACTAAACTTACTTAAATCATGTCCAAAACCATTAGCAATTAAATGGTGTCCTAAATCAATTTCACCATTCATAATAAGCCTTTCACCTAGCAAAAGGGCGTTATCCTCAACATTACGAATATGACGAGTTAAGGCTCTAACCTTTTCCATCGTCCTTTCGGCTTTTATTACTAACGCTTTTTTCATATATAATAGAAATTAAGATTGAATGAAAGAGTATCTTTTTCTACATCATATTTCTTTATTACTTTTTCTAAAAATTTAGAAATCTGTGTATGATATAATGGCCATGTATTGATATTACTATCAAAATGCTTTAATTTTGATATTTTGTAATATTCTAATGTTTCCTCGTAATTCAAAATTAACATTTATAACTCACAATAGTCCCAAACCTGTTTATAAATGTGCCTTTTCATAACATTTTTGGGTTTTGGTTTACGATATACTCTTTCCTTATATTCATCCCCACTGCCACAAACCGGACATTCTTCATATGTAAACCGATACCAATACTTCTTTTTCTTCATGATTATAATATACCACCAAAGAAGGATTTGTCAATACGGTTATATTGAGTAATCTTCGTCTAACCATAGATATTCTACTATCAATGGAGATACATTTGGAGGAAGGTATTCATACAGAGTATTTTCATATCGGCTTGTCGTAGAAACCCCTACCGCTTTAGCGTAGGGGAGGAAACGACAAAATTATCCTTGTGTTTCAATGTATTTCTTAATTGCTTCTGGTGATGCTTCTCCAACCGAACATACAAAGTATCCATCACTAAATAATGTATTCTCTTTCCAAAAATGTCCTTTAAGAAATGCTCTATGCTTCTTGTATATCCTAAAGGTTGAAATTGACTTGAAATTATTCACCATTTCCAAAACGGATTTAGTAGGGGAATAGTCAACCATTAAGTGTATATGGTCCAAATCTGTTTCCATTGCTACAATAGTTATACCTTTCTCATTGGATATGTCCAACATTATTTGCTTCAAATCGTCATCCAGTTGTCCACTCAAAATCCTTTTTCTATATTTCGTAGCAAAAACCAAATGGCATTGAAGTAAATACTTGCTATGCGACCCGTGATGATAATTCTGTTTTTTACTCATATACAATAACTATCATACAAAATACGAAAAAGATTGATTTTTTCTCTTTGTATGATATACTTATACTCATACTCAAGTATGATTACATACAATACCACGATTTTAGGAGATAGTCAAGAACTGAAAAAGTTGCTTGAGTTCCATCGTTTTGTATTCAATTATGCTTCTAAACAACAACTACCAGAGCAGAAAAACTCTCTTGTAGTTCTACACTCCAAAGTATATCACAATGTTCGCAAATCCAATCCAGAAATACCTTCGCAAGTTGTAATCAAAGCAGAGCAGGAAGTTCTTTCTTCCTATCGGTCTGCTAAATCCAATAATCATAAAAAGAAATTGATTGAGAAGAAGAACCTATCAATGAGATTAGATAAGCGACTTTACTCTATACCTGATAAGTTCTCTATTCGTATCACCACCACAGGCAAAAGACAAACATTTAAGTTTGTTGTGTATCCACGATTGAAAGAATTGATGGAAAAATACCAATACAAAGACCCGCTTATCTATGAGGATAGTGGAAAGATTTGTATTGCTTTCTCTTTTGAGAATAAGGTTGAGAAAGTGAAGCAGAGATTAGCATTGGGAGTTGATTTAGGTATTCGCAGGTCTGCTGCTATGAGTGATGGCAGAGTGATTATTGATAGAAAGTTTAACGGAGACAAAAGACGATTGCGGCATATTAAGGATGAACTTAAGTCCAAAGGAACTAAAGCAGCCAGAAAGAAATTGAGATATTCTTTGAGACGAAAAGAGAGAAATAAGAATAAGAAACAAACACATTTGATTTCCAATATAGTTCTTAACACTAATGCTGATACCATTTGTTTAGAGAACCTGAAAAGCATAAAACGAAAGAAAAACAAATACCAAAACAAACATAGCATCGGACAAGTTCCATTATACGAACTTCGCAGAGTAATAACCTATAAGGCAGAAAACGCTGGAAAGAGCGTTGTTCTTGTTAGCCCCCAATACACTTCCCAGATTGATAGTATGACTGGATTGCTGGAAGGTAATAGGAGAGGTTGTAGGTTCTTTGCGAAAAGTGGACTTGTGTATGATGCTGACCTTAATGCTGCTATGAATATAGCAAAGAGGTCCAAACTTCCCGTTTCGTATGGAAACATACTTGATGGGCAGGCGTCAGTCAATACGCCAAATGAATATAAGTCCCCGCTCCTCGGGGCCGTTCAAGCCCCTATCCCTTTAGGGTAGGGGTTGTTGACATTCTGTATGTTTTATACCATCCCAAACCCATTTACCTTTTGAATGTTTGGTTTTATGGAACATTTTTCTATAGTAGAATTTAATGTACATATCACCAGTAGAAGGTATAAATATCTCGGTGTCTCTCTATTTCAAACCCTCTTTCCCTAACATTTTCAACAATGTGCTTAATTTCGTCTTTGGTAAACTCTTCTGGAGCAATCCAATTGCACTTTGATTCACCCAATATAGCTCTACCATAAATCCAATTATAAACGAATTCCAATTGTCTTGCGACAATATGCATTGTTCTATTCTCTCTAGAGAGTTTATGAGCTTGTGAAGCTGTAATCATTAAAACTTTCCATTGGTTATAAGAACTCTTGTAAGTTCTTTGGTTTTGATCTTAATTTTCTTTTCTTTGGTCCACTTTGGTTTAAGACTTTCAAAAAGACTAACTAAATCTGTAATGTAATTCTTCTTTCTCTTGGCTGCTTCATTACATGCTTTAGCAGCTTCTCTTAACTTTGAAAGAACCAATCCTGCATCTGCATCCTGTTCTTGTTGAACCACCCAGCCAGCAATCTCTTTGCCAGTAAGGAGGCCGTCCGTATCATTAAGAACAATTACATATTCCCACTTAGGTTTTGGAGTCGTATCCTTTTCAGCTTTAAGTTCCTCAACAACTTCTTCAAGCTGTTTAACAATTTGAGCAACTTTAATTGCATCAATTTTATTTTCTAACAGCTTTGCCTCTACTTCTTCAATACCTACTTTACTCATAATTTTTATTTATAATTTATCGTTGTTAAAACTTCCTCTGACATAAACATGTCTAAATCTTTTCTTACTTTTTAAGTTAATAAAAACCTCTCCAAGATATACAGCATGAACATAAACAATACCACTTTTTTTGATTTTGACTATGATTTTATTCTTAAATTTGTCATTTCTACAAATTGAATATTCATATTTGTTCAACACAGTGCAAAGATGATATGTAAGACATAACTTGGGTATGGTTTTTCGATCATCAAAATCTTGTTTGCTAAAATCATCATAACCACAGGGAATGCCTTTAGTATCTATAACAAATGCTGGTGTTTCTATGTAATAGAAATTATCAAATATTTCTTTTGGTGATAAAATATTTATACCATAAAATCCAAATTCTTTATATTCTGGTAAATTCATTTGCTTATTGTATTTAAACCGCCTGTAATTTCTGTTTTTTTCCATTTAGACTTCTTTGCTTTTTCTTTATCTTTCCAATCTTTTGTCTTATTCCACTTCATGTGTTTATAATGATCTTTTCCAGGACTAAGAAAACTATGAAGTTCTCCCATTTCATTTGTATCATATGAAACAAAGGTTCTTTTTCCTTTTTCATCTGTCTTCCAGTATCCACGAGATATATTAGTATGAAATGAGGATGAAACCTCAGAAGTAGATTTAAAGTCTTTTGCGTAATTCCAAAGTCTCATGATGTTATAATACTTTCTGTGGTAGAGATTTTAACTTTATCAATGACCACATCTTTCATTTTTTGTTCTTTAATATATCGTCTTGCGTTTTTTTCTGTTAAAAACTCAAAAGTTCCTATCGATGTATTTCCTTCATACCAACCAAAATTAGTAGGCATAAGATGTCTAATACGATAAACCGTTTTTTGAAATGAATAATTTTTTGACATAATTAATCTATAATATCTATTTCATACCACTCACAATTACAACCGTCAATACCAAATGATTTCCCCAATTTATATTCTTCAAAGGTATCATCTTCAACATTCTCTTTTTTTTCTTTTTCATACGCCTCACGAACCAGTTCCTCTGTTTTATAAATCTTTTCCCACTCTCCTTCTTGATCGTATGTTCCCCAAACTAATTTATATGCTTTCATAATTAATAATACGGTAAAATTCTTTCAAACTCTACAAAGTTAAATGCTGTTAAATCTTCGCCTCCCGCATATGATATACTACTTTGTAATGCTTGTTTAATCTCTTCCATTCTTTGTTGATAAGTTAAGCCTTCTTCCAATTCAAGAGTTCTTCCTTCTACATGTCTATTATTTCCTTTTGCTTCATATGATGTAGAACCACGATATACTTTCTTACCACTCACAATCTTTGCTGGTGAGTCAATACAAGAAGCAAACCAACCCCCTGACATAACCATTGTGGCACCTAGAGTTAATGCTTTAGCAATATCCCCATAGTATTTTGCTCCACCATCGGCAATAATTGGTATATTTAATCCTAAATTGGAACATTCATACACTGATTGAAGAGTCGGTAAATGAAATCCTGTTTGAAATTTTGTGCTACATATTGATCCACCACCTATTCCACATTTAACAGCATCTACTCCCAAATCACATAAAAATTTATAACCATCTGATGTAGCAACATTTCCAGCAATTATTTTTGTTTTTTTCGTAAAAGTTTTTTTAATCCATGATATCATTTCTTTTGTTTTTACATGATGACCATGTGCAGTATCGATTGTTATAAATTCTATATTAGTGTTAGATTCTTGAAATTTTATCAATTCGTCTTTGGAATTTTGATTTACACCTACACTTATACTTCTAAAACAATCAATTTCTTTAACGGCCTCGGGCATTTTCAAATTAGCATTATCAAATCTATGCATAATATAAAAATATCCATTTAATACTAAATCACTAGCAAGTTTCCAATTTATAACATCTTGCATATTAGATGGTATAACAGGAAGTTTAAATCTTTTTCCTAAAAATTCTACAGATGTATCAGCATCATCTCTGCTTTTTAATTCAGAATATTTAGGTCTTAAATATACATTGTCGTAAGATAATATAAAATCATTCACTTGTATATCATACAACACCATTATTAAAAAGTAAAGTTTTTATATCATTAAGTGATTTATTTAAATCTGTTAATCGATTTTCATTCTCCGTAATTCTATAAATTAGATATCCTTGTTTTTTTGCAATATCATTTTTAATTTCATCATTTTTATTTTTAATGATTTTGTGCCAATAGTATCCATCGTATTCTATTACGAATTTATTAAATAGACATATATCATAATAATATCCATTTATTTCATAATTTTGTTTTACATTAACATCTCCATATTCGTTTTTTAATAATTCATATAAATCTGATTCTGGTTTTGATGGATTGGAATATAATTTTTTACGAATTTTTAAATCTTTTAATTCTTTATAGGTTATAAATTTAAAATATAACCAATAATATTGCATAGTCCTAAAATCTATATTATATTTATCAGACATAGATTTTCTGTTATGAGGATTATTAATATAATCATTTAACATTATTAAAAAATCATTTTTAGAATGATTAAGATTTTTTAATTGATTTTCTAATATTATATCTAAATTATTTTTTCTATATAATAGATTTTTTTCTATTATTTTTTCTTTAGATTCATCTGTATGGTGTTTTCCATAGAAAGGATTTCCAATACCTATATGAAAACATTTAATATTAGATTTTAATTTTTCTATAGTTTCTTTAGAATGATGTTTTCCATAAAAGGGATTATTTATACCGGAATAATTTTTGGATGCTCCACCTATATTTTCTTTAGATTTATCTGTATGATGCTTTCCATAAAAGGGATTATTATTTCCTTTTTTATTACAGGAAATACATTTATATGGTGTATTAAAAAATGAATTTCTAAATATTTTTAATGTCCTTACAGATTTACAATTTAAACATATTATATCAACTTTTTTAATAGAATTTCTAGTAGGTAAATTCTTTTCCGATGTAAGTTTAATGTCATTTATATAAATTTCATTTATCATATACTATCTCCTCCTATACCAAGAATAAATAGTAAAAATGATTATAAAACAATAAAAAATCTTTCGTCATGAGTTAACAATAACACACAAACGAAAGATGTAAATTTATTATATGATTATTATGATTCTTTTAAAACTTTAGCAACTTCTTTTATTATACTTTTAAGTTGATCTTTGGTGATAGTTTCTTCTAATTTATAAGTTCCAACCTTTCCTCTAATAGGCAAATTAGTTGTTTTCTTTCCTTTTACTGGTTTTGATTGCACTGGTTCTGGTTGAGAAATTGAAGGAGTTTGAACTTGAGACATCATTTTTAATGAAGGATCGGCCGGAGGCTTTTGGGGCGCCATTTTTAATGTTTGATGAGGAAGTATTCTCAATCTAGGATCTGTTGTTTTAATTTGAGGAGCATAATTAAACGGACTCTCATCCGGAGGCTCAGGTTTGGTTGGTTGAAAAGCTGGTAGTTTTGTTGACTGTTGTTGTTTTCCTATCATTGGAGGAACCGGACTTGTATATGATTTAGTAGAAGTTTTTGGAATAACCGGAGGCACTGCCATAGGCGTCGGAACCTGTTTTGGAATAACAGGAGGTGGAATGACTGGAGGAGCTGCCACTGGTTTCGGAATAACAGGAGGAATTGCTGTAGGCGGTTTTGGAACTGGAGCCAGTTGCTGAATAGGTTTATTATAACCTTTCATATAATTGCCCAAAAATCCAGTTGATTTACCAGGTTGGTTTTTAATAACTGGTGGTTGAACAGTAGGCTTTGCTACTGGCTGAGTAGGAAGTTGTTGCTTAGCAGTGGGCTTATTATAACCTTGCATATAACGACCCATAGATCCAGGAGATTTTCGTTTTGTAAATTTATCAAAAAATCCTTCATCAACTTCACCTTTACTTTTGAGATGAGATATAAAATCTCTACTCTGTTTTAGGTGAGCAAGATTTTTCGCATCTGTTCTTCTATGTTCTGGATTAGTTTCAGTCGCTGGTCCTTCTTTGGAACGAAACCACTTTGCTTTTTTGTATAACTCCGCTGCGTGTTTATCGTCAATCCTCGTATCTACTGGATAAGGTTCAATACCTCTCTCTCCTTGATTTTGTGAAGGAGTTAGTCCTCTATAATCTGTATATCGTCTGACTTCATCAACTTCATCCTCCTCAAGACCATCTTCTGTTAATATTTTATTATCCATATTAACTTATTTCTGTTAATATATCCCGTATAATATTTTCAATGGTTTCCCACTTATTATTAACTGGATTTTTCACAACATTTGAATTAACACCTTCACTAAGAGCACCAGCAGGAAACATAAATGCTCCTCTTGTAGAGGGATTACTTACAAAATCAAAAGCAATAAGTTCAAAATCATCTTGAACGAAATCTGCATCTTCATTTACACCCTTCTTAATTGTTCCTAAACCACGACTAGAAATACCTAAACGAATATTTGAACGAAATAATTCTCTTAAAATGTTTCCATTTGGAGTCGGCAACACTTCAACTGTACCAACAAGATCATCTCCCTCCCAATGCATCTCAACTACATTATGAGAAACATTTTGAAGATTGACCACCGAAGATTCTGGATGGTCTAATTCGCCAATTGCACGTCTTTCTTTAATGAAATTTTCTTCGTATTTTCTGGATTCTCTAACCAAAATTTCTTTTGGATAAACTCTACCATTTTGATTTTTAATACCAGCCCGTTGTAAAATACCCTTTACTACTAGTTTCCTCATCGGGTCACGACTAGCCTCTTCAAAGAGAGTATCCTTGACTGGTTCAAATGATATACAATTTATTAATAGTTGTCGATTATCCATATTTAGTAAATACTCCCAGGTTTATAAGACACTCCGCCTGTTCCAGGTTTTGTTACTGCTTTGCCTGTATGTAAATCAATAAGTTCTTGTGCTATAGTCTCAATATCGTGTTGAATAGCTTTAATAGCAGATGGCGCTCCATGTGAGGTAGTATTTAACTGATGAGATAAAGTGATTAATCTTTTTCCAATCTGAACTTCTCGTTTTTCTTCTGAATTTCCCATATCATATTCACTATGACCAATTTCCTTCACAAACTTCTGCTCTTCTTCTTCATCTCTATAACCAAACTCTAAAGCCAATTCTCTTGCTTCTTGTAAAGCACACTTTTTAGCTTCTGCAATATCTCTTATATATCCCATACCAACTCCCTGTAATTTCTTATATGAGTATTCTTTTTCTCCTTCAGAGAATACTTTCTTGAGACCTTTACGTACTAAAGAAGATTTCGGTTCACTTTCTTCTATATTTTCTGAAATAAGATTAAACTTATTTCCCTCTACATTTTCGAATAATTTTTTCATATTAAGATTTCCATGCATTCTGCTTTACAAATTCCATTATATACATTCTCCCTACTTGAGAAACATTAATAGAACCTCTACTAAATCTAGAATCTACATTTCCTGAAGACCATAAAGCTTCTTGAGCAGCAAGTTTAACGTCTCTTGCATCAATAGATGGTTTCATATGTTTAATAGGAATTTCTATTTTGGCTCTATATACACTTGCATTTCTTCCTTCATTAATAGCGGTTTTAACTCCTTTGATATAAGGTGTGAAATCTACATTTCCTTTGGAGTCCCTAACATCATCTGACATAAATTCTAATAAAAATCTTAAATCTTTATTTATTGTTTCTGTTTGATTGCTATAAGGAACATTATCTTTATCTACAACTTTACCCGTTCCTTGGCAATGATTACACATTGGCCAACCTTTATCTGTTTGAGATCCACTACCTTTACATCTTGGGCACGTTTTATAATTTTCTTTTGGAGCTTCAGCTAATTTCTTTTTCTTTGGTGGTGGTAATTGTTCTGGAGGAACTGGTTGAGGTGGTTGTTGTCCTGGAACTGGAGGAGGTGTTGTTCCTGTCATTCCTGGTTGTGCCATTGCTACATTTGGATCTCCAGGTCCCTGTGTTGGCATTGCTTCAGGTTGAGCACCCATAGCTGTTCCGGTACCTGCTCCCATCATAGGGTCTGGAGCCCCAGTGGTTCCAGTAGAAGTTGGAACTTCAGCATTTGGTTGTTCTTCTCCTGTTGCACCAGTTGCAGCAGCATCAGGTTCTCCGGGTGCTTGATCTTCAGTACAACCTGATTCTCCACCCTGTTCAATCTTAATATTAACACCAGGTGTCAAGAAATACTTTTTATCGTTTTCATCTTGAAGAATAACCACCCATTCTTTATACCAAAACTCTACACTAAGTTTTTTAACTTGTTCAATTGTATGATCCGTCTTTGGTTGACCATATCCACGAGAAGCATTTGTGGTAACTTTCTTACCAACAAGTTGTTTATTCATCTTATCAATAAGTTTTTTCTTAGCTTGAGATTCAGCTTTATTTTTTGCATCTTCAAATGCACGAAAATCTTTTGTCCAATCATATTCACCTGGATCTTCAGGTGATGGAGTAGTATCTGTATCAGGTTCAGGAGTTGTTGGCTCTTCTGGAATGGATGGTTGATCGGCTGTTGCAAGTGGTGCTGGGGCCTGCATAGGCTGTGGAGCACCACCTATAGCCGGCATAGGCTGGGGAGCCTGTTCCGTAATATTTAACATTGACTTTAACTTAATCATATCTTTTTTTCCTTGGTAGAAATACTTTTTACGGGCTTATATCCGAGAGACTTACTTGCGGCAATAGCTCTAGGAGATCCTTCACGGTTACGTGTTCCCCACGCTGGAGTTTGAATGGTTGGACCACCAGAGAAAACTGCTCCAGAACTAGTTTCTTCAGCTAATCCCATAATTCTATTCGTCTTAGTAGGATCTTCCATATCATCAGAATATGTTCCATCTGGATTAGTCTTTTCATTAGCCATCGTTTTAGCTGTATTAACCGATGTTCTAATCCTCTCTTTTACTTTATTTACAAAATTACTTTCATCTACTTTTCTCTTTTTCCTTCTTCGAGGACCACCAGTAAACGGAGGAGAAAATCCGGCAACTGCTCCTGTTCCTGTTTGTTCCTCTGCTTTTCCTCTTAACTCACTCATACACTGATCTATAAATTGTGCAGTTGGAGCATCTTTAAAAAATACGTTTTCTCTTAAATAACTGTACAATTCTTTAATATTATTAGAATATTTTAACAACCTAGCATCTTCAAACTTACCCATTTCCTTTAAATGAGCAGAAACAATATCTGATAATCTAGGATCAATATCTTCTGAAAGTTTGTCTTCTCCAATATTAACAGCCCCACAGACATCGGGTTCTACATCTTTGTTAGCAATCATTTCAGAAATGATATGTTTTAATAATATTTTAAGTTTTCCTACCTTCATTTACTTTACTTTTTATTTCTTTTAATAATTCGTATGATAAAAGAACTACCATAATAGTATTATCGCGAACTAATTTGGTTGGTTTTATTTTATTTAATTGATGAATTACTTCATTTATCTTAATCTTAACTACCTCAGAGTCCTTTATCTTGGTACTAAGCTCAGCAAGCTGCGCCTTAACGTCGCTAATCTTCTCAAGATAAAGGACCCAAGAGAATTAGTATTCGAGACATTATTAATATACTCTCGCAACACGGATTTTTGATTGTCATCAAGTGATTTATCTTTCTTATTAAGACCATCTACTAATAATCGATAAGACAATAAACGAATTTCTTCATTCTGTTGCTCATAGAATTTAAGAAGATCTTCTTCCTCGCTTGGTGACTTTTTTCTATCTGATACATGTTCAACTAAATGATTTTTAGCTTGAAATACTTCCCTAACGTCAAACTTAACATCCTTTGAAGAAGCATCTTCGAAGAGTTTGAATATTGATGCTAACGCCTTGTAGTTTCGGATGTTAGATTTCAGGAATTCATCTATTGGATAGGTTTCCTTAATTTCTCTTATAAGTTGATATTTTTCTTTAGCTAATTTCGAGCTACTTAGTTTCTTTCGTTGTTCCAATATAACAGATAAAAATCGTTCCGCATATTGCAGATCTCTTACTTTTTCATTTAATATAAAGTTATAAAGCCGCCACTCTTTACCGAGTTCGGTATTCTCTTTAAAGTACCTAAATAGTATATTTTTTGCCTTGGAATCTTCATTTCCGGCAATAATATCAGCTGTTATTTGCCTCGTCAAAAGCTCAAACAAAATGCCGGTATTTCTAAACTTAGAGTGGCGCATTTTCTTCAACATATATCAAACTCTTCTTCATTTTATAAATATGGTAATATTACACGAAAATGTATTATTTCCTTACTCATCAATTAGCACATCCGGGTCCATTATAGACTTATTTCCATCATTTTCTTTAATTAATGTTTTCTTTTCATTCCCCCTATTCTTGGTAAGATATGCCTCAAGGCTAGTAATTATATTACCTTTTTTCATAGTATCTACTTTACGTTGTCTTTCAGCTTCTAAAGCTAAAGGAGAAACTTTGGAAGATTTATTCGTTAATCTTCTATCTGCTCTACCTGTTGCCATAGCAGTTTTTATTTCTAAATGGCCATCAGGATCTTCTCCAAATGGATGATCTGATGCTTTATGTTCTCCAGTTTGATCACGAGTTCTTTTATATTCATCTGAATGGACACCGTGTTCCTCAGATATTTCAGAATCCGTGGGAGACATAGGATCTGGTTGATTTGGAAGTTCATTAACCACATCTTTATCACTCTCTTCTGTTTCCATTAAAGGAGGTGATCCACCTCCCAATCCTCCACCCAATCCTCCGCCACTTAAATCAGCTCCGCCTAATCCTCCGCCTAATCCTCCGCCTAATCCGCCCCCCATATCAGGGGGAGGTAATCCACCCATTCCTCCGCCTTGGCCAGGCTGAGCATTTGGATTGATTTTCTTGAATGGTTGAGCTGGATCATTACCTTCTTCCTCAATAGAGCGAAAACGATAAAGTTGTTTAGAATCATCAACAATCTCATCTTGTAATCCTTCAATATCATCAACAGAAAGATTGAATACATTCTTATAAACCCAAGTTTTAGGAAAGAGTTTGATTTCCATCATTCTTGAAGCTACATCTACCTTATTACTCCACACTTCAATCTTTTCCTTTTCAAAGATCGTTGATGGATTAGTAAGTTCAATCTTAAAATTAACAAGAGATTCATCACGATACCCCTGAGAATATAAATGAACAATAGCAATCTTTTCTAATTCTGAAATAAGAATTCTTTGAACTCTTTGAATGGTTCTAGCAAATCTTACGTCTTCTGACGCTAACGTGGCCTTACCAGAAAGTTCTTCTTCATAACCCAAGAAAGCCTTCGGAATCTTCAAAGCTGCCATCATTTTATTACGAACGTATTCAATATCATCAATACCAGTCCATTCAATACCACTTAAAGTTTCAATGGAAGTTCCACTATCAGTACCACGAACAGGAAGATAAAAATCTTCTACCATGTTCATAAGATTAAAGCGAAGATTATAATCTCCGGTTTGTTGATCAACATATGGAACTTTCTTGGTTTTAGCCATCATTTTCTCCATAAAAGCATCAACTTCTCCAGGAGGAATATTACCAATATCAATCTTGAAAATACGTCTCTCAGGAGCACGCATGATACGATTGATTAACATAGCATCTTCAAGTAGTGATAATTGTTTCCAGCACGCCGAGCACCTTCAATCATTGATTTACCATATGGCAAAAAGTTAGAATCAGAAAGTAATCTAAAGTGAGCACATTCAAACGATTCTAATGTTTCTACTTGTGATGTATCGGTAGGACGAATTTGGAATTTAACGTAGTTCTTATTGAGTGGATCTGTATTCTCAAGACGTTCAACATTATAAGCAGAAATAGGTTCAATTTGATAAACACCATATTCAGGGGAGATATATAATCTCATGTAAAAATCACCATATTTACACATATTTCTAGTCCAAGACCAGAGATTATGCTCAATATTAAGAACATCATAAAAAAGATTGGTTAAAATGCCTTTAATATTATCATCTTCTGCGTGAACTACCATCACTTTACCATATTCGTTAACCGTTAAACTTTCGTCTGAATAAATATCGAGAGCAGACGCTATGATCGGATCCATGTCCATAGTGTTCGCGACGAAGCAACTATCAGTCGCAAAGTTATGATATTTTTCAACGGTAAAATCATACACTTCTAACGGTCCTATACATTCAACGGATATTATTTTATGATTAAGAGTAGAAACTACATCATTTTTGAATGATTTCCAATCAGTATTAAAATTTTTCAATCTATTTTGTAAAACGGAATAATCACACCCAATATTTTTTACCAATCCCCAAGAAGTCAATTTCCCGTTTTCTTTATAATACTCAACAGCCTTCATCCTCAATACTTCGACGGAAAGATCGTCTCTATGTTTTGGATTATTTTCACCGGTTTGATCTCTATCAACAAACACTTCTTTCAGCGTTTTTGATCGTTGATCATTTGACTCTTCAGTATGTATTTTTCCGTAAAAAGGATTATTTTCACCCTGTCTTTCACCATTCCATTTATGAAACTTTCTATTTTTGTAACCATATGAGTTTCTTACTTTTTCTAACATAATAGGTTTATTTTCTTTTGACCAAATCTTTTTGGTAGAAATATTCATATGATATGCAGAATGTTCAGATTTTGTCATAATCATTAAATTATCAGGAAGATTTATGGATGGTTTAAAATTTTTATGATGTACAACTTCATTTTCATTTAAAGGTCTATTAAATTGTTCTGCAACAATTTTATGTTCGGTTTGCCATCCTTTAGAAAAATTATATAATCCTCTATATCCCTTTTTATTACTATTCTGATAAAACGGCATCACACTTTCTCCAACTTTAAGATCAAAAATGGTTTTGTATGTTCCATCTCTCATTAAAAATGGATGTTTAATACTACCAATAACATATTGACCATTATCAAAAGTAACTTTAAATCCAACTCTCTGTCCTTTCTTCCTAGGATGAAATGCTCTGCCCAATTTTATTGATTTACTAACATGGTCATAAGAATAAACATAAAATCTCTCCTGTGGTTTATCTTTATATTTTTCAGTCAATTCAGCTATAGTAGGATAAGTTCCGTCTGGTAGAGGTATAATGGTATCTGGTCCTACACAATCATAATCCCTAAATAGGTCAATGCGTGCTGCTTGATACGCTAATGAAAAATCTCTTGTATAGGCATTATATGATGTAGAACGAACACGATTAAAACGGTCACGAAGACTGTTTCGGTCTGTCGCATACATTAGGTCTCCGGTATCTTTTACTTTAAGTTTCTTACCACCAACATTACGAACAACTACACCGGTTGCAAAGATTTTCTTTAAACGTGCAAACAACGACATTTGTTTTACGTCTACTTCATCACTATTCATTCTCATTTCCGGTCTTATTATTGGATTTGCCATTTTTTGTTTCCTTTATTTCAATGTGTATATTATATAAATATAGTCATTTATCTTAATAACCACGTCAATGACTCAATGTCCCCTGGTTTACCAACAACCCTCATTTCCCATTGAGATTTACCACTAGTAGCGGTTCTAGCAGTGTAAATCGGAGTATTATCTTCATTAGATCTTTTAACTGATATTTTATCTAACATATTTCTGCTAAGAATTACACCTTCTTGTCTCAATCTAATAGATGTATCTCTAACCCACAACCCCAAACAAAGAGCCATAGTTAAATCATCATTATAGTGTTCAGCGGCTTGAGCCTTACCATTTTCCCAAATGAAAGTTCTCAATTCATCAATGGTTCTAGAAGAATGAATATCAACTATTCTTTCACGAAAATATGCTTCCAATTTTGAAATTAGAAGTGGTCTTGTACTTAAAGTAGTAGTAAATCCAGGTTTTAATTTTTTCTCTTCAGCATAATATCTACTAGAAATTTGTCGTTGAACTTCTACCACTTTTAAATCTAAACTACTATAAAACGTGTTCTTATAGTTTCTATCAACAATTCGTTGTAATACGGCAGGCCCAAGACCATTATATTCTACTATGAGTAAAGAGTCATTATATTCAGTAGCTAGATTTACCAAAATATCTGCAAATTCTTTTGGTGGTATTTGTTGTTTAAATTCAGCAACCTGTTCAAGAGTTTCTATATTTAAACATGTGCTGCAGAATAGTCATTACCGTCTCCTCTAGCAGGATCAGCACATACTACATAACTTTTTTCTTCTTTTGGAAGTTCCCAAATCCATAAAAAATTTGAATATCTAAATTCAATTGGATCTTTAACTCCCATTTCTGGTCTAGGATCTCCTTCAATACAAATAGCATTTAATGCATATTCTTCAAGAATTTTAAGATCAATTACATTTGTACCAGAGGTTAGAAAGTCACAATCACATTCTTGGCTGGCTCCTCTTTGTCCAAGTTGTTTCTCTTGCTCATCTCTCCATCTCTGATCACGTTTTGGATGAAGATTCCAGTAAAGTCGTAGAGTTGTAAAATCATTCTTTTTCTTTTCAGCATTTGTCCACATCTCATGAAACCAATTTCCAACACCATTAGGAGTAGATAGAACGATTGCACGACCTCCAGTTGACAAAGTATTAAAAGCGGAAGTCCAGATTTCTCTAGCCTCATCAATGAAAGCGGCTTCATCAAGAACCAGTAAACTTAAAGCTTTTGAACGACCAGCATCTTTTGCTGAAGATGTAGCAGCGATCATAGAACCATTCTTTAAACGGAGAGATAATCGGTTATCTTCCGTTGCTTGAATTTTTAACCAAGAGGGTAAGTGTTCATTAGCAAATCTAACTTTGGTTATGATTTCCTTGGAAATTTCTTGTTTAATAGAAATAACAAGAATATTTCTATCACCATTAAATAACATCTGCCATAGAGAATAAGCAGATACAAGAGTGGTAATACCTAACTGACGAGATTTAAGAATAAGAAGAAATCTATCATCATGAAATCTATTAAGTGTATCTTCCTGAAATGGATAAAGATTAAAAGGTACAGTTCCACCTTCATTTGGATTCTGAATTTTTACATATTTCCTCATGAAATATATCGGGTCAGAGGCGCATTTTTTGTATTCTTCTCTAATCCACAACCTCAAATCTATCTCGTCGGGCATATCAATTTAATTGTTTAACATCTTCTTCTAATTCAACAATCAATTTATCAACTTTTTCTAAATCAACTTCTGCTTCTTTAAGTAATTTTTCATTTTGTGCTCCGACAAATGTAGTCATTGTTCCGTTAGCATGAACCATTTCAACTTTACAATCATCTTTTTTCAAAAAATCAATGGTTTCAAGAACATTTCTACGAAATTCTCTTGCTGTAGATAATTTATTTTTTAACATCTTTTTATCACTATATTTTTGAAATGTTCCATTACAAACCATTAAAGTTTCTTCAAGTTGAATACAATCAAAACATTTTCCTGTTTTAGAATACATCTTTTCATCAAGACGATTTCCAAGCATTCCTATATCAAACCCACATACGGAGCATTTTCTTTTTACCAAATCACGAATTAAATCGGCTTGTGGATTTATTCTTATTTTTGCTCCATTTCTTATAGTCCATTTTATGCCTTTACCATCTTCCCATTCATCGCCTTCTTTTTTGCGTTTACTTGGGCCTGTGTAACCAACTTGAATGAAGGGTTGTTCACCATCCATCACCTGTTGTATTGTTTCTAAATTCCATCGTCTTCGCGCCATAATTTATTCCTTTTTTAAATGAACATTCATATGTTTATATATTATTTAATAAATTGTTAAAATATTTTTATATAGTTTCAACTTGTTTATTTCCAGAACCATCCCAATATATTTTTCTTGAATATATAGAATTAATTGATTGTCCTCTTAATACATCATAAGTGTTAAGAGAACCTGTTAAAACATATATATATTCATTATTCACTCCTGAATCAACTATAGGTGTATATTTTAATTGACCAGGTGGCGAAGAATTATCAATTCTTGTTACTAATCTACTATAACTTATTTCTGAATCAGATCTAGGAGTTAATGTAGGAAAAAATGTGGTTTGATATATTCCTCCTCCGGGTATATAAGGAGTCAGAGAACTTCCTGACGGGTCAAAATTTTGAACTACATATAAATTGGAGTAAACTAAATTATGATTTATATCAAATAATTCCGATTTTATTTGATATGCTTCATTTGGTATAACTATCGGCCAAGGAACCCGTGATATAAATAAATCAGGCGAAAATCCATCATCACCATAAACTCTAAATGAGATATTTTTTAAATATGGTTGGCATTTATATGGAACTATAACCATTGTTCCATATAAATCTTCCTGTGGTATAAAGAAAAAATATTCATTATTAAAATTATTATAATTTCCCATTTTATCTGCATTTAATGTCGCTAATTTAATTCCATATTTACTATTAAAATTTTGATTACTTTTAGCTGCAGATATAGAACTTGTGAAATAAAATTCTAATCGAGAATCCACAGAAGGATAATCTTTTTGAATAACTGCATCTACCTGTAAAATATATTGAACATTAGATTTAAGTGCTATAAAATTAGAATCATATGCTGATCCAGATGTATTATTAAACTGATCCAAATTAAATGGAATATAAATAGCATTTCTATCAATATTAACAGAATCATTTTTAACTATTATATAATCATTTCCTAATAAAGAATTATAATTAGAGGATGTTAATTGGCAAGAATCTATAAATACATTTGGTGTGTGAACCATTTGTAAATTATTTGAACTTGTAAACCAATAACGAGATATATGTTGGTCATTATAAAATTTTCCCAATAATTCATAAAATTTATTTTGAGTTAAATTATCTCTTAGTTGTTCATTAACGAATATTGGTTCATCAGCTATAACAGAAAAATCAGCATTGGAAACTAAACTTTTTCTATAAATTTTATGTCTTGCTAAAAATCCAGTAAATGTTCTTATATTTCTATAAATTATATCAGCATATGATTGTTTTATAATATAAGAAATATCATTTATACTAGATGTTTGATAACTTGATGTTAAATTATAATTTATATAGGGATATGTAATAACAAAATTTGCATCAGAAATATTAGTTATTATTTGATTATTATTTTGATCAGAATAAAAATAAGGAGTGGTCAATCTAAGTGTATTATTAGTTGTTACATTAGATATTATAGAAGAAAAGTTTTGTTCAGTTGGAATGATTTCTTGAGAAGAAAAAGGTTTTTGTATTTTATTTATAGAAAGAATTATCTTAGAACCTATCATTTGAGAATTAAATCCATCCTTATCATCTAATATATTTCCTATTACAGAAGGAGAATCAACTACAAATCTATAATCTATATTAGTATTTCTCATATTTACCGATGAAAAATTTGTATCTTTTTGTGGAATTATAGCTAAAGAATAACCATTCCCCGCAAATACGACAGGTTGTTTAGTATTAAGAGAAATATCACTATTTAATACAGGAGTTAAAACAGAATTTACTTCAAGAATTGGGTCATTATAAAATCTAACTCTTGATGAATTATTTAAAGTTTTATCTATTATTATATTTTGCTGCCATTTTACTGTTCTATTATCAGCTAAAGTTCCATAACATATAATTTTACCTACACCATCAGCAATGTCATTATAAACATGTATAGAAAAAATATAAGAAGTTCCTTCTTTATAAGCATATGATTTAGCAGTTGCATCTGTCGTTGTGGCCATTTCTATGAAAAGATTGTGTCCTGCTGAGTCTAAACATTCTATGAATATTTCTGATCCAGGAAGAAGAAAAGTGGATCCATTTAGGCTAAAAGAATTTCTACCTGCTGTAAACTTAGAAGAAAACTCGGAAATTACAAAATATTTGGATAAATATTGAGTGTCATTAACATCGGCTATAATTGTAGAAAGCCCGTATGACACCCCCTGCTTTCCAAAACTCGGAAGTAAGTTTAACATATCATTATATTGGGGGTTTTATCGATTCCATTTTTAAATCTTTTCCAATCAGATATTTTATTGCATGTTGGACAATTTCTCCTGTATTCTACATCTGTCATATGGACATAAATATACGTTATACAGTATTATAATACCATATAACGTTATATCTATTGCTTAAAATTAGTCTATTTTAGATGTAATTGACCTTAGAAAATCCATCTATTTTAGATATTTCCATTTGACTATCAACCATGTCCTTCAAGGCATCTAAGTGAGATACGATAATTACGAAGTCAAAATTGGTCTTTAAAAAGTGAAATAATGTCTGCATTGTAGATAAATTTTCAGCAGCTAACACTCCAAAACCTTCATCAATTACTAGGAAATTAGCTCTTGGCAAATTACTTAAATTGGTTAAAGCTACTCGTATAGCAGTAGATAATATAAATTGCTCCATGCCACTTCCAAGACTCATAAGCCATCGTCTTTCATCGTAAACGATATAAGGAATGATATTTTTACCATCTACATCAAACTTAGCATGAAATTCCACAATTTGACTTAAAATGGTGTTAACTTCACCTTCAATATGAGGAACAGCAGCGGTTATAACCTCATAAGGAATACCATCGCGGCATACTGATTGAACATATAGATCATATGCTTTGTATTGTTTTTCAATCTCTTTAACCTTGTCTAACTTTTTTTTAAGTTCTTCAATTTTAGAACGAAAAACAGATATTTTACCAAGCAAATTATGAACGAGTTGATTCTGTTTATTCTCTTCGTAAATTACTAATTGTAATTGCTTTTTAAGTTCTTCGTCTTTGGATGATACTTCACCATTATTAACAATAGCATCTTTATGGTTATTAAATTCTTCTAATTTTTTCTCCCAAATAGAAAGTTCTTTCTCTTGTTTTTCTCTAAATCCCAAACGATCATCAAATTGTTTAAGACGAACCAAATATGTTTCCTGAATATAGGTTAACTCTTTCACCGAAGAATTATATGATTTATAATCTGATTCTGCAGATTTTAATTCATCAATTTTCTTGGTCAATTCTATTTTTTTATAAACAAGATCATCTACTACCGGTTTATATTTTTCCAATTCTTGACTAGCCTTAGCTGCTTCAACAAATACTTCATCAGCATTTTTTACACAGAATTTACACTTAGGATCAAACTTGTAATTTTCTAATCTATTTGATTTTTCTTTTAATGACCTAGCTTCTGTAATTTTTTGAGAAAGTTCAACACTTATTACATCTTTTTCATTATTAAGTTTTTGCCATCGTTCATATGATTTTAAAACATCTTTTTCTTTTAAATCTTTAATTTGTTTTCCGGTGGTCGTCATCATTTCATTACATTCTTTCATATCTTTAGTTAATGAATCTAATATAGACTGATGATGAAGTATAAGACCCTTGTCATCCTCAACTTTCTGTTTGATTTCCTTTTCAGAAATATCAGGAACTCCTTCAACTTTAATATATTTAACGAAATTTTCAGTTATTTTTTTCTGTATATCTTCTTTCTTGATTTGAAGATCGGTCAATTTTTTATTCTCCGGATCCCAAATAAATTGAGCTTGAGATAAAGCATCGTAATTGACCACCAGCTCTTCTTCAATTTTTTCGTTTTTGTAAACCTTTAAAACCGAAACGATTTCATTTAGTTTTTTGTTTGCGGTTTCATGTAATATATCAAATATATTTAGTCCTAGAAACTGAGCGAGGAGATCTTTACGTCCAGAGTCGCCCAGGTCAATAAACGAAGTTTCATACTTTCCAGACCTCTGGACACTGAGACTGGTAAGAAGAAAATCTTCATAACTGCCCATATAAGCCCGGATAACATTATTAGTATCAGATCGCTCAATTCCAGTCAAATCTTCCTCTTTACCGTCTATAACTTTCCAAAATCTCACATTGACCTTTACG